TTAATTCTTTCAATCATGTGCAACATCGTATAATTTTTCTTGCTCTTCCATGTGAGATCATCACCAATATCGAAAAGATTACAAGACACCTTGGCATCACCTTTTCTCAACCCCCTACCAATGCTCTGTAGGGTTCTGATTCTAGACTTTGAAGGAGAAGCGAATATAATATTGTGAAGATTCCTAATATTGATGCCAGTAGAAAAAGTTCCATAAGAAGCAACAATGATTGCGTCTCTTTCTTTTTCAGTGATTCTGCGTATAGCTTCTCTATCTTCAGTTTTAGTTTCACCAGATACAAAAAATATTTTCCTTTTTTGGTTTGACAGTTTCTTTATTTGATTATACAATACTTTACCGTGTTTTTCAACAAATTGAAACAATACTAATGTATTACCCGTTTGCGATAAAGCAAGCTGTGATATAAGTTTGTTTCTTTTTTCATTTAATACAAGATACTCTATTTCTTCTTGATAAGAATATTTCGATACAATCTTTTTGCTCTCTTCTGGATGATTTAACATCAACGCTATGACCTTTAAAGAAGCTAGCTGTCCAGTGTCCATGAGATCCTTTGTCTTCGTTACTTTATAAACAGGGCCAAAGATACCCTCTAGTACGAGTTTGTTTACCTTGGTGCCATCTAGAGTGCCTGTAGTGCCTATTCTGAACTTAGTATCGAAACATCTGTTCATTATTGTTACTAAAGATTTTGCTTTGAATTGATGTGCTTCATCTCCATAAACAACATCAAACTCTGAGAACCACTTAGGACTATTTTTGTAAATTGATTGCCAAGTTGTTATAACTACGGGGTGTCGATTATCTTTGGCAAATCCAGAATATATTCGATAGCAGTTCTCCAAAGCGCTCCACTCCACCTTAGAAGAGTAGTCTTTGAAGTCTCCATACATTTGCTCAACCAATGAAGTGGTGGGGACAATGATCAACTGTTTTCTATTGTGAAGTTGATGATACCTTACCAGTGTATAAAGTATTAAAGACTTACCGCTAGCAGTGGGGGATAAAAGAAGTTTACGTCCATGGTTTATCGCTTGCAGTACCGCTTCTTTTTGATAGTCTCTAATCTCAATGGGTTTGCCTTGAGAATGAAGATTCAAAGATTCAACAAAAGCATTCAAATCTTCTGCGCTATATTTTTCGCCAACTGGAGCAACATCAATATCGATGTCGTACCCCGCTCTCTTTGCAAATTCTTTTAGGTGACCCAATAGACCAACGTAAAGTTCTCTCTTAGCCAGAGAGTAGAGACGCATCTTCCCGTCCCAAGCTTTTGCCTTATAGGAAGGCATATACCTAGCACCAGGAATTTCAAAAGTAAAGAAGTCGCATATTTCTTGTTTGATGCTATCATCAGCGTCAACAATTAAGTATGCCTCATTCTTTTTCTTTACGCTAATTACCATCCTTCGTTGAGCTTCTTCATCTCAATTGCATTTTTAATATCCCACGTCCTACCATGCAAACTTTTCAGAATAAATTCTAGGGTTGTATTGATAGCGCGAAAATACTCTACTCTATCCAGTAGTTTTCTCATGTCTGGATCTGAGTTGAGTTCTTCAGACATCTCTTGTTTCAGCGGCTTGTTGCCAAGATACTGTTCCCAGCCAAGTTCATCAAGTTCTTGCTTACTCAAAAGACCAGAGAGCCACTTTACTTTTCTATTACGCATGGCGTACATTTCTGACTCAGCCTTGCGAGAGTGAAGTTTGTAGTTAGAAAGAAGAGTAACGTACTTTGCGTGAAGCTTTGAGATACGAATGCTTTCTTCCGCGAGATTGTCAATATCAATAGAGCAGTCGTTATCCCACTCTATCTGGATTTCTTCCAGTGTCATAATGTATCCTTATATCAAGCGTTTTCAATTCTATAATATTTAAAAGCAAATGAAGCAAGACCAACAAAGTAGTCTGTGTTACCAGTACTTATATCAAAGTCGAGTGCCGACAATGATGTTGGAAAGGCGTCAATGAAAGTTATCTTTTTCACGGGATTATTATTTGAGTCAAGAATTATAAGAATGCAATCACTCAAAAGCCTGTCATTTCCAGATGTTGAAATCCCAGGGAATGTCCATTCTCTTGACGCGGCGTAGTCACTATACTCTTTTGTGTTTGTGGGTGAGCCAATGCCTTTCAACCACTCATACAATTCGATATAGTTTGCCATGTCTTCTTGAATCAAAAAACGAATTTGTAATTGTTGATACGTTAGCTTCTCACCAGGAAGTGGGTAATCCAATAGTGGCGTATATGCAGTTGCAACGCCTACACCAACATCTGGGACGTTAGCACCTTGACAGAAAAATGCCACGTTTGGAATATTCGTGATGAGAAATTTAAAACCATTGGGCTTTAAATAATCTAGCTCTGTTGGGTTGTTCGTAGCAAAACTACCAAGACCAACGGTTGTTTCTAGACCTAGAGTCATTACTTCCCTTGTCCTCTATATCGCTTAAAAGCTCTTTTCTTTGTTTTGTTCATTGAAGAAAGCTTTATTGATTTCCTACCTTGAGAAGTTCTCTTGTGCGTAGGTTCGATTTGTGATGCACCACCAATACTAAATTTTTTTGCCATGATATCTCCTTAATTAAAACTCAATTACTACAGTATATTTATAAGACAAAAAAAGGGGAGCCGAAGCTCCCCCAAAAACGTCCCTTAAGGGATTCTTTTTATTACATCAGGTTAGTAACCTTGACAGAACGGTAGTACTGGTTACGATCAGCAGTGAACGTATCAGCATCGGTAGTGCCGTCAGACTGAGTTACGTATGGGTTAGCGATCATGCCGTACCGAGTCTTAAAGCCGATCTTGGGCTGGAAGGTGGACGGATCGATTGCGCGAACCATTTGCAGAGGTACGTAGGGGCAGTAGAACAGACCCGCATCATACGGTGAAGTACCCTTGTATCCAGCAACGTAGAACTGGCTAGCGGCACCAGTGTTTGCTGAGTAAGGATCAACGTATACGCGGTAACGACCATTCAGTACACCAGCAAACGTGTTGCCAGTATCGTCTACGTTAAGGTTAGTGTTCAGAGCAGGAGCGTAATCAAGAACGCCAGCCATGGACAGAGCACTTGCAACATCTGAAGAACAGATGATGAAGTTACCCTTACCGCGACGAGTGTCTTGTGCGATTACGTTAGCATCGCGCTCAATGTTGAACAACAGACCCTTGAAGCGTTCAACAGACCATCGACCATTTGAGTCAACGTCAAGGTCAAAAGTACCAGGAGTCGCAGTTGAAGCGGCACCCGTCTTAGCAACCTTGTAGATCGTTCGGATGACTTCACGGTTGATTTCAGCGAGGATTTCTTGAGACAGAATGTTGCTCAACTCGCCTTCAGCGTCAAGACCGTGGATTGCTTTCAAGTCTTGCGCCAATTCAACAGTGTACTCAGCCTTCAGTGCACGTGACTTAGCAGTAACGGTGGTCTTCTCGATTGAGAATGCCATCTCGTTAAGAGTCGTGCTGTCACCGAAGCCTTCAGCAGTAGAGGTAGATACACCAGTACCCGTGGTGTAAGCACCATCAACGGGGTTAGAACCAGCGTGCGTACCAGCACCAGAGAAGTCGGTATCAGCTTCGTTAAACAGAGCTTCAGTACCAGTTTGGCTAGCGTAGTGGCTCTTCATAGCGAAGATAAGACCAGTAGGGCCAGTCATAGGCTGGACACCAGCTACGTCATATGCCATCAAGTTAGGCAGTGCGCGGCGAACCAGAGAGATAAGTACGGGATCGTAGTTATCAATTGAAGCGCCAGTTGCGTTTTCGTGAGTGGCTTCCCAAAGAGCTTGCTTTTCTTCACGAAGAGCTTTCTCTTGGTTTTCAAGGACAACCGCAGTTACAGCTTTACGGTAGGGATCCTTGATCTCTTGCACATCAGAGTGCTCAAGAACAGGCGACCACTTTTTTTGGAGTTCTTCTGAAAGATACATTACACTTTCTCCTTAAAAGTTATTGTTATTTAGACTTTTTATAGTGCAGTCAAACACTTAAAACTTAGCCGCTTTTGAGATAGCATTTGCGTAACGATTCATGATGCTGTTGGTAACTTCTTCTGCTACTTCAACACCTTCGTCGGCAAGCTTTTCGGTTTCTGCTACCTTCTCTTTCGGGAAATAATTTTCTTTGATAACTTCCAACTTCTGCTGGTACATATCATCAAAGGTCACGTCTTCAACAAGAACTGCAAACTTTTCAGCTTCAGTCTGAGCAAGTCCTTCACAGACTTCTTCAAACACTGCTTGCTTCTTCAGATAGTCAAGCTGTTGTGAAGCTTCAATGTTCTCGTTGATTTGTGCGTTAAGCTTTTCGTTAAGCTCATCGATTTGCTTTTGCTGATCAGCCAATACGTCAAGCTTCTCTTCTGGCAAGTCAATGTAATGCTCTTCAAATACGTTCTTGAGACCTTTAATGAAGCTTTCAGTGATCTCATTTTTCAGACCGTTCTCAACAGCAAGTTCGTTTTGCTCAAGCCACTGCTCAGTAACATAAGAAAGATACTTGTCGATTGACTCAACCATTTCTTCCTTAAACTCTTCTACAAACTTAGAAGCTTGTGAAGCAATTTCTTCTTCAATCTGCTGAATTTCTGAAGTAACACGGGCACTAACTACGGCTTCAAAAATAGAAGCGGCCTGTACTTTAAACTCTTCAGAAAGGTTTTCATCAGACGCAAAAAGAGCTTGAAGGTCTGCTTCGAAAAGTTCTTCGGCTTCAGAATCTTCTTCAGTTTCTTCTTCCAACTCTTCTTCTGACTCATATACTGCTTCAAGTTCTTCGTCAGAAATTACTTCTTCTTCCTCAAGAACTTCGTCTTCAGATTCTTCAACTTCTTCTTTAGCAACATTGCCCTTAGAAGAAGCTTGGCCTACTACATTACGGGGATCTTCACCGTCAGCGTAGTTAGGTGCTTTACCAGCACCAGCGCCATCGGGAAGCGTACCGTCTTTGCTAGCCTTTCCAGATGCAACTTTACCAATAGGGGCGGTCAAGCCACCTTCTGGATTGCCAGTTCCAGAAAGATCTTGCATTTCTGGATTGGCGTTTGAACTACCCTGTGTGGGATTAGTTGCATCACCTTGTGATTTGTCAAGAGGACGAGAACCAGCCGCCTCTTCGATCTGCTCCACTTCGGCAACTTCTTGCTTGCCTTCAAGGAGTTCTCGGATTTTGGACTCTACACCCATTGTATTCTCCCTATTATTGAGTTATACCTTATATTTATAAAAATTAAAATTTAGACAATTTATCTAAAAATGTAGTAAAGGCCGCAATCTTAGCTTCCTCAAGATTACGAACTTTAGATTCTTTGATAGAACGCTTTGCTTCTTCAATATCCTTTTCAACAAAGATTCCATCAACAAAAACCCACTCTTTATTTTCCATAATGCCGCGTACATAGGCATCGGGTGCAGAAGGATCTGCGACAATATCGGCGGCAGTAGCAAGCATGAAGTCTTCCTGTACTTCATTAACACCATCTACTTCCTTTAGACTTCCCATACCACGTGAGCTAACGCCAAGGTTTGCACCTTCTGCCATCAACTCTTTAACAATATTTCCCATCGGAGTGCCAAGGATCTTGGCCTTACCAATAAAGTTGTCGCCCTCTTCTTTTAGACCAACGATCATGTGAGACACACGATCCAAGTTAATGGTTGGCCCTTCTGGGTGGCCTAGTTCGCCATAAGCGCGACCCTTATCAATGTGCTCTGTCTTATAGCGAGCCACTTCTTTTTCCATGATACCCTTGGGATAACGGCGACCATTTCTGTTTACAACTTCTGCTTGCAGAAACGGGCCTTCAATATAAAAACTTTTCTTTCCAGTTTCTTCGTTGATTTCCTCAAGGAATCGCAAGCTTTCTGTGACTTCTGTTATTAGTTTCATTATCCTAAGTCTCCATCTGCGCCTTGGTGTTGCTGAGAACCAAATCCAGAATTTTTAGAAAGCTCCAGCCAAACAACTGCATCACCACCATCAATGGAGATTGCAATATCTGAAGTATTTTCTGTGTTCTCTGCCCAGCCATACCAATCTGTAAATCCTGTGCCGTGTGCGTACATTATATCAACGCTGTTTCTAGATATGGTTACTGTAGCGTTTTTGTCACAGTTCCAGTGAACTCTAGAAATATTAACCGATGGGCTAGTAGCAGTTTCAGTTGACTTTTTAATATCTACATCTATGTCAATTGTCCCACTGTCACCACCAGTTCCGCTACATCTAACCACGGCCTGTACTTGTGTTAACTTTAAATTAGATTTAGCGAATGCCATTTACTTATTCTCCGTAAATTAATAGGCTTTCTTTTTATGGTTCATGTGAGCTTCTGACATCAAGACTTCTACTTGCTCATCGGCAACTTCTACAGTCTCAATACCATGCTCAAACATGACCTTGTACCATGCGATGTGACCATCAGCATCGGGTTCAGCATGCTCACCAAAGATAGGCGTACCTTCTTGCCACTCTTTGTGAAAAATTTTGCTGGCACACATGTGCTTATCGCCTTCTAAAGAACCTTTTTCTACGCCATCTACGGGCGATTCTTGAACTTCTACTTCGACTCCTTCACGGAATTGCTTAAACGTTTTCATTTTCGTCTCCACTTTGGTCTTGGAATTCTGCGTAATCCTCTCCATCAAGAACTTTCTCATCGCCATCAGCGAGGCCCATCTTGATCATTTCGGGATTATTAAAAATATTTTGAGCCATTTCAGTGCGCCGTTGATCTAAATCGGCATTGATACGCTGACCCAAAATGTCGTTGAACTGGGCTTGAACTTCAGCGGCATTACCAGCCGCCATGTTATCTAGCATTGAGCGGATTGCTTCTTCACTGTTGCTCATTCTGTTGCTCTCCTTGTTGTTGCTGTGACGGATCTAACATCATATCTCTTTCTATCTGTTCGATCTCTTCGTCAGTCAATTTTAATACTTCTTTCTGTATGTATTGTTTGCTGTAAAGTTGACCAATAAAGGGTGCCATACCTTGCAAAACTTCTACTCTACTTCGCAAAATCTCTTGATTCTTTGATTCAGAGTAGTACGCATCAGAAGCATACTCATAAAGTAAATCATCTTTTATTTCTACCCAATCGTCTTCAGTAATAATCCCCTTTAAAACCAACTGTGTTCTGAGAAGATCATTAAGTAATGCTGAAAACTTTCTTCGTAGCTTATTGATAAATTTAACAAACTTTAGTTCGTCTCTATTTATCTCAGCCGCCCGACCAAAATTTAGACCAGCCTGTTGTTCAAGACGTGATACGGGAATATTCAGAGATTGATACAGCTTTTTCTGAAAAAATTCTACGTCTTCAATCTGTCCTAAGTTTTGACCTGCTGGTAACGTATCTATCTGCGTACCAGTACCGCCTTCTCTACGCGGAAGCCAAAAGTCTTCCAACATAGACATAAACTTTTTATCGTCACGTATCTCTCCAGTGTTTGCATCATAGACAAGCTTGTTACGATAACGATCCATAATGTCTTTGAGATACTGTTCTGCCTTCATCTTTGGCAGATTTCCTACATCAACGTAAAAAATTCTACGTTCTGGCGCTCTTGTAATACGATAAATTACAACAGCATTTTCCATCATTCTTAGCTGATTGGCTGGCCTAATTGCCTTATGTAGATAAGATAATGCAATATTTTTATCTTGATCTACCAATCCGCTTGGGCAATATGCAATAGCGTCTTTTGTTATTTTCAGTGCGCTACTATCTTCTGAACCAGCATATTGACCAGGTTTTGTCTTTAAACCTTTGTCGTTGTAGATAAAATATTCTTCAACGTCTTTAATAAAGTTAACGCCATTAGGATTCTTTTCCTTGATGACGTTTCGAACCTTTCTAATTTTTCTAGGATCAATATACCTTACGTCTTTGATCCCTTGTCTCGGATTATCAACATCAATTACTTTATGAAAATAAAGCCGACCATCGATATACCAATGACGAAAATAATCTTGAGCCTTGTTTCTAAAATCTAAAAGCTCTTGTATTTTCTCAAACTCTACCAGAATCGATTTCTTAACAGATGCTGAATAATCAATCGAATCTAGGTTTAAGGTTACTGGCCTTTCGTTGTCGATATAAGAAATTGCATCATTAACAATGTCTTCAATCGCCGCATCAACGTCAGCCATCATAGCAATATCCCGATAACGTTTAATTAATTCGCCTTCGGTATTTGCTACGCCCTCAATATCAAGATACGTGCCGTAATAACCACCAGCACGTATCGTTTCTATGGCCCCTTCAGCGGTAGGAGCCACAAAGGATTTCTCGCTCTGTGGCTTCTCCGCTTTAGAGATGTTGTACCCAAAAATTTGCATAATTAAATTAACCCACTAATTAACCTGGAGCGACCAGATTTTCACCAAGAATATCATAATGTTGATACTGGAAGGTAACCGTGTACTCTTCAAGAATGTCATTCTGACCATACTGCAATGCGATTTCTGACATCTGGATTGGGAAAGCATTCCGCAGAAGGTATTCACCACCAGAGAGTGCATTATCGTTTCGATCAAGATGTTCGATACGGAGATCGGCTTGATAATCAGAAGGAGTCAATCGACCTTCGTTGCTTCCCTTGTTGTTCATGCCTTCCATCCACTGCTCCATAGAGCGGCGAATACGTTGCTCAGTATCATTTACAATTGTGATTGTGTACGGATCAAAAATTCTTTCTCCAGCAAGCTTCACTTCACGACCCCTGTACTGAATAATCGCGGGATTAACAGTTGAGGCGGGAAGAGACGCACCCGTTACCAGAATCGAATCTGATAGCGGGGGCGCAGAAACATAGCTGGGGTACGAAAGGATTACCCGAAACTGATTAGGACGTGCACCACCAGCGCCCAATCGTGTCTTAAACTCATTGATATCCATTTAAATTTCTCCTATTGAGTTCAGTCTATTTATACGATTAACCGCCAACCTCTTCAAACGATACTCCAGTACGAGTAGCGATGAAGTTAAGAGTGATGAAGTTGATTGACTTGTATGGCTTGATGAAGATGTCAGCAACAAATCGGTTGCCATCAATAACAGCTTCAGTGTTGTTGCTTTCGTTACATACAACTTTAAAGTCAAAAATACCTCTACGGCCTTGAACGTCTCGGAGGAAGGGTTCAACCAAGCTAGTGAACTGTGCGCGTGTAAATTCGTCGTTGATTTCAAACAACTGGAACTTAGCGGCAGTAGCAATTGCTTTCTCAAGTACGATGAACAATCGACGTACATTGATACGATCAAAAGCACCAGGCTTAGTTTGCAAGGTTTTATCACCAAACAGAAGGATACCAGAACCAGCAAAACCTACGATGGGGTTGATACCGTTTTAATAAAGATCATCACGATCTGCTTTTCCTGGGTTGTATGCAAGACGTGTAGCATTCTTGATCAATCCGCGATTGTAACCAGCGGGAGAGAACCATGCGTCTGCAACATTGTCCGTGTTAACACAAAGACCAGCAGTGTCACCGTTACAAGGAATCCAACGGAAAACATCATTGTAGCGGTCATACATGTACTTCCAGCCTGTATCCATTACGGAATAGCTAGTTGCAGTCAATGCATTTCGGTCAGTAACAATATCAGTGGCTTCACTTCCAGCATTGTTTACAACAGATGCTCGTAAAGGAGAGTGGAAAGAAACGCAATCTTTTCGAACAGTTACAATGTTGTCTTGAACATACTTTTGAACAACAGCATTGTGACCGCCAGTAATGATAAGATTGACATCGATTTCATAATCGTTGCTGAACAAATCAAAGGCTGATTGAATGTCTCCATCTGCGGGTGCCGCATCTACACCACCACTAAGTGAAGCCGCAGTAGTACCAAAACGTGAACCATAGACCAAACCATTTGTTGCATTATCACCCATAGTGGTTTCGGCAACGGGGTGATCGGCCCACCAAATATAGTTTGATTGAGTGTTTACGACATTTTTGTAGTATGAAGAAGCTCCAGTATCATCTTTAGCGTTCGCCGCCTTGGACACAAAGGGGAACTTCTCAAGAACAGAACCAGCTTCACCAGTAAATGCACCGTCTTCATCGATTACGATAATGTGCATTTCGTCATATTGAGCACCAATATCAGATGCAAACTGAGACGTGGTGGGTTCGCCATCGAACTGATCTTTGTAAGCCCAATTAGTAGAAATCGTTGCAGTGGCAGTTGCACCAGTTCCAGTACCAGTGTCAGTAATGGTAATGGTAGGCGGGGCGGTATAACCTTCACCAGGATTTGTGATAGAAATACCAGTAACGATACCAGTATCAATTGTCAACTCACCTTCAGCGGTTACACCGCCAACACCTGGAGAGCTAAAGGTAATCGTAGTTGTTGCCGCGTCATACAATGAACCACCAGAATCTACAGTTGCTGAAAGAACAGAACCAGCGTCAAAAGTTGCGTGGTCACAAAAGTCTACCTTAAGACTGTTTCCAAGCGCACCAGGCCACTTAGCGGCCCACATGCCGATAGCATTCGATCCAGCAGAATGATTATTTTCGTAGTCCGTTTCATTCTTAATCAAAATACCGCCACTAGAACCAGCATTAAGTGCCGAGCTACCACATGCGCGTGCCACACGCAAAGCACTTCCATAAGCCAAGAAAGAAGCACAAGTAAACCAACCTTCTGCTACTGTATTATTGGGTGTACCAAAAACTTCTTTAAGTCGGTTTTCTGAGGAAAGCGTTCGAACTTCCTCTACTGGCCCCCACGTAAAATCGCCACCAAAAGCACCAATAGAGGTACCTACGGCTGGGACAACGGAGGTCAAATCCCGCTCTTGAACCAGAACACCAGGTGAAAGCTGAAAAGCCATGTTATTTCTCCTTCGTTATTACGATGATCTTTTTCGTTTAAAAACGATTTCGTATGTTATTTATAAAAATCAATATTTTCACTTTCAAACAACTTACCATCATCAGCAGAGAACCACACATCGCCACTAGCTACAAAAGCCACTTCATCTTGTCCGTCATCTCTTATGTACGGAACTAAGTTGCTTTCAATATCTTGCATTTGCGATTTGTAAAGCCCTTCCCTCACGTTAACGTCCATTAAGTCACTAAAGAATGGCTGTGTTGTGAGCCACCCAAAAAGAACTAATGTCATTATTAAGTCATCGTGATATCCTTCGTCTGCTTGAAAGCTATTTGCTTTTTCAATAAACGTAGATATCTCGTGTATAATATCAGCATCAAATAAAAGTAACTTCTGTTCTTCTAGCAAGTTTTTAAAGGCCAAACAACCCTGTCTTTTGACTCTTTGGGATGTCATGATGCCTAGCTTCGATGCTTTTTTGAATCCAGAAGTTAAATATTGTTTTCCCTTTTCTGTTGCAGACGTAAATATATTGTCATATTCTATTTCAGAATGTAAAATGTCTACTACTTGTTGACCAATATCATTAGTTTCAACTAAAATATATGCATTATTAAATTCAGTACCCACCTCTGCTATTACTTCTGGGTAAAGCATCGGTGAAACTCAATTGTCCCTATACGTCGCAACAACTTGATAGGGCATTTGTGTGATATCTAATACTGTAAATGCAGAATAATCACCACCAATACCACGTGACGTGTCAACACATATGCAGTAGTAGTGATCTTCTTTTGGATCTTGGTATATATGTAAATTGTCTTTTTCATAAGTCGGGCTTTGGGAACTCAGCCTAGCAATGGTTGTTGCACTGATCAAAGTGTTTGTAGATCCCAAAAAGTCGCACAACACTTCCTGTGTAAACTTTACATCACCAAGAAGTTTTTGTTGCT